CGAAGACGGCGAGCCCGTATATGGCGCCATCGTTAACTGGCTTGGCGAAGGTGAGAGTAAAGAGGACGCGCAGATCAAGCGGGCGGTCCATGAATTCGCCCGAGCATGGCGGGCCTGCGGTGCTCGATATCTGGGAGACCGACCGGTGATAACGACCTACGAATGGCGCAATTGGTTGACACGGACGCCCGAAAACGGCGGCGCTGGCATAGCCGAGTCTACGGCGCGTAAAAAAACGACACCGACTATGGGATCCAGCCCGAGCCATACCCTGGGCTGGCTGCTCGCGAAGGGGCTGCTAGTCGAGCAAGCCGTTGATATCTTTGTCTTTGTTGATGATGATCTGTTCGCAGTGCACAAAGCCGCCACAGAAATGATCTAAAAAAAGATATACAAACGAAAAAAAAGCTTGACGTTTAATTTTTGGTTAGCTAATATTCAATTCATGGTCACCGACCGCACGGGGCGACGGGTGACTTAGGCAAAAAAAACGGAGGTTACAAAAAATGGCAATCAGTCTAAAAAACACTAGTCAGGTGCATGCGCAGGGAGTCAAAATGCTAGTCTACGGTGAAGCGGGCGCTGGTAAGACTACGCTGATCAGTACTCTACCCAGTCCCGTCATCCTGTCGGCCGAGGCGGGGCTATTGTCGCTCCAGGGGCACGATATCCCCTATATCGAGATCGACTCGATGACGACCCTGGGGGAGGCCTACGAGTGGCTGACGGAGAGCGAGGAGGGCAAAGCGTTTAAATCCGTCGCGTTGGATTCAATCAGCGAAATCGCCGAGGTCTGCCTGTTGAGCGAAAAAGCGGTGTTAAAGGACGGCCGCGCCGCATATGGCGAAACGAACGAAAAGATGGCGCAACTGATACGGGCATTCAGAGATCTGACAGGCCGCCATGTGCTGATGACGGCCAAACTTGAAAAGGTCCAGGATGAGCAGGGCCGGATATTGTACGGCCCATCGATGCCCGGTAAGCGCCTGACCCAGGACCTGGCGTTCTTTTTTGACGAAGTCCTGGCAATGCGCATCGAGCGCGACGCCGAGGGCGTAGTGCAACGGGCCCTGCAGTGCGCTGGCGACGGGCTGTGGTCGGCGAAAGACCGGTCAGGTAAGCTTGACATGTGGGAAGAACCGGATCTTGGGGCCGTTATCGCCAAAATAATGGAGAAAACCGATGAAATATGAAGAAATGGAGCCCATCGTAAAGCTAACAAAATGGCAACAGGTAGCGCTAGCACTATCTACCTACCTACCGGACACGGTCCACGAGGAGGTAAAAATAGCGCTCCGGAGCGGACAGGCAGTATTTGGTTGCGACGGGATGGAAATCGAAGCGAGCCACCTGCGCGAAAAAACCTATATGTGGCGTCGGCACTATGAAGTGATGCGTCGGCTAGGCATACTAGAGTACGATATATCGCCTACGCGAATGCTGTACAGGAATGCAATGGAGCTTATCGGGATGCTCGAGCGACATTGGGATCTAGTCTGCTCGACAGCGCGAGAAAAAATCGCTCAGACGATAGATACGCTTGAGTGGGATCCCAGGGCGGACCCAAGTTATCTGGAGCACAATCCTGATGAGATATCCGACGAGGTAGATCTAATTATCGTAGATCTAGGGGCCGCTAAATTGTATTTGTCCGATTATGGCACATATCGGCTGCTAGTTGGTAACGGCGGTTTAGCGCGCTATTCAATAGCGCTATTTGAGGAAGAAGAGGAATGATAAACGAACTAGAGATCCTAGCCCAACAATGGCTAGACGAAAAACAAACGGAAAGGGACGCGGCAGACCGACGCCGGGCCATCGAAGACCGGCTGACTGAATTGATCGGTAAGGACGCCGCTGACGAGTCCACCACTACGACTAAATCAGGCGAATACGTCGTCAAGGTCAATGGATCCGTCAGCCGAAAGGTTGACGGCGACAAGCTGCAAGAGCTGGCGCACGAGCACGGCCTATTTGACTACCTGCCTGTGCTTTTTCGGTGGAAGCCGGAGCTCAATAAAGCAAAGTGGGAAGACGCGGACGCATCCATCACCGCGCCGTTGGCATCGGCGATAACGGCCAAGGCCGGGCGGCCGTCGTTCAAAATCGAGAAAAAAGAGGTGAAATGATGGTGACGTCATTCAAACAATGGCAAATTATCCCGATGCAGTCAGAAGGTCAATTAGCACTGGCGACGATACGTAAGGCGGAACTTATCGTTAGTGACGATGACGTCAACGTCACGCTACGTCTGCATGTAGATGTTGCCGGACCAGATGCGCCGTCGCACAGGGGCCACTTGAATATCGCCGTCCGCAGCACTAGTCCAGAGACGGAGAAGAGGGGGCATCAACGACTGTATACGCTCCGCGCCGCGCTCGGGTTTGATCTGCTCGACGCTGGGCAGCTAATCGGGAAGACCATCTTGATTGAACTCAAAGAACGCGCTGAATTAGAAGAAATGGAGGATTAAAAAATGGCAAAGCTAAATCAAACGTACAATATCAACGACTTACCCGAAGACGAGTCCTCCGGGGATTTTATGTCACTCCCTGCGGGCGACTACCATGTCCGCATCACCCAGGCCGACATTCAACCCACCCGGGCGGGCGATGGGCAGTTGATTAAGCTACGCTTAGATGTCGTTGGCCCGACGTATCAAGGCAGGGTGTTATTCAAACATATCAATATCCAAAATCGCAACGCCGACGCCGAGCGCGTCGGGCGTCAGGAACTACGCGGCATCATGACGGCCCTGGGGCTGACGCAATTGACCGACACCGACCAACTAATCAATCGCCAGATGCTAGTGAAAGTCAAGGTAATTAAAAGCAAAAACCCCGAGTACGGGGATGCCAACGGCAACGAAAATACGGTATCGGGATACAAGGCTATCACGGGCAGCGTAGCGCCCGCCCCGGCGTTTACTCCACCACCAAAGGCACCGTCAGCACCGACCGCGCCCGCGCCCGGGAAGGCGCCCTGGGAGAGATAAGGACATAACGACTGGCCGCCGTAAGCGGCCACATAGGAGGGGGTAAAATGGCAAAGATACCAGAGCCAATACACACGACAATCAACGCAATTGATCAGGCCCACGAGGCCAAAAATGCGACGTCAAAGCCCCGGCCGCATATGGGGGTCAGCCAGCTAGGTAAGGCCGACGAGGCGGAGATCTGGCTTGCTTTCCGGTGGGCTTTTCAACCGTTTTTTTCGGGTCGGATCTTGCGGCTATTTCGCCGGGGGCACCGCGAAGAGGAAACCGTCGTAGCTGATCTGATAGCTGCAGGCATGGACGTGCGGGAAACCGGGTGGAGTCAACGCAAGCTGAATTTCGGGGCGCATGTCGAAGGGTCCTGCGACGGCATTATCATGTCCGGTGTTCCAGAGGCGCCCAAATCGCCGCATCTACTCGAAATTAAAACGATTAGTAAAAGTCAGTTTGCTACGCTAAACAAAGAGGGTCTTGAAAAAAGCAATTTTGAATATTGGGTGCAGGTGCAATGCTACATGAACGGAACCGGGATTGATCGTTGTTTGTTTATTGCAGTATGTAAGGACAACGACGAGATATATACAGAGAGGGTCAGATATGACGTCGCCGTGGCCAAACACTACATCGAGCGGGGTCAACGAATCGCCCTGGCGGATAGGATCCCCGACAAGGCAATAAATAATCCGTCGGACTGGCGGGTCAAATACAGTGACTACTATGCAGTGTACTTCCCCGGATCCGCGACCACTGAACACTGGGACCGGTTGATGCCGCAGCGGGAATCAACAGATCCCTTGCTTGCGCGCATCAAAATCAACTACCGCACTGATGCCACTAGCACGCCGCGCGACGACGGGACCTGGTACTCCGAGCGCTGGCAAAAAGCCATCCCTGTCGATGCCCAATATGGATACGATCCGGGGCATGTGCTACATCCCGATATTATGGCGTTCGCCGGCTGGGAGCTACTAGATGGCCCTAGCGAGCACATCGCGCGCTATAGGCTGCCGACTGGCGAGGTCGTGCTAAACGGCAAACCCGGCGAAATAAATGGGGAAAGGGTGTTCACTAGCAGGGAGCTGTTGACGGATCCGGTAGCCTGCGCGGCTCGGGGGGGAGGGTAGCAGACGTGACACTCCGCGACTATCAGCAGCGCGCCATAGATGAGGTGTACCAATATTTTCTGGACGGCAACGACGGCAACCCCTGCATCGTTATGCCCACGGGATCCGGCAAATCTCACGTCATAGCGGCGTTTTGTCAAGACGTGCTCACACGCTGGCCTCATCAGCGGATCTTGATGCTGACGCACGTTAAAGAGCTAATCGAACAGAACGCAGAGAAAATGCGTCAACACTGGCATCATGCGCCCCTGGGGATCTATTCAGCCGGCATCGGCAAGCGCGAGCTTGGTTGGCCCATCACATTCGCCGGGATCCAGTCGGTTGATCGGCGAGCTGAGGAATTAGGGCATATCGATATCGTGTTAATTGACGAGGCGCATTTAGTAAACCATAAAAATCAAGGGCGTTATCGTAAGTTAATCAACGACTTGTCCAAGATCAATCCAGCCCTGCGCGTCATCGGGTTGACAGCTACACCGTATCGATTGGGACACGGGCTAATCACCGACGCACCGGCGCTATTTGACGCGATCTTAGAGCCCGTCGACATCATCGAGTTGATTACCGGCGGCTACCTGGCCCCGTTAAA